AGATCAATGATTGGTCTCTCAGCAGGTCCCTGACTGAGTTGACCAGTGATGACAAGTGCAGTTTCCCCAGGCGTTATCGTGAAGATCCATTCTGGCGGAACGCCTAGTAATGTAAGGGTCCTCACTACTACTGGGATAGTCCCCAACTTCGCTACGGGGATCGTCCCTTCAGTAGGGGCACTGGTTCTCAATGGACAGTCTTCAAGACCATTCATAGGGCCTGTGACTATCCCAGGTGTTGGGACCCTTACATTACTAGGCGTTCCGCCAGAATGGATCTTCACGATAACGCCTGGGGAAACTGCACTTGTCATCACTGGTCAACTCAGTCAGGGACCTGCTGAGAGACCAATCATTGATCTCATCAGGATCATACAGCTTACAGGAATAAGGGGCTAATATGCCAGGTACATGGGCACAAGTGACAATGACTATAGCGAGCGGGGCTACAACCTCGGCCTCTATCAACCTGAACCTGCATGGAGGAAGACAGCCTAACACCTTCATCATAGTGGCCCCGTCAACCCTCCCTGAGACTATCAATATTGATCTCACAGTAAACAGTCAGGCTGGACTTCTCCAGAGTGGAGGATCTGACATCATCATCCCGGCAGGGAGAGCTACTCAGGTTCTTAACGTAAGTGGAGATAGTTTCACTCTGAGAGCTACAGCCAGCGTAGCAGCAGAGAGAACCTTTGAACTCGCAATAGGGACACAATAATGGCTACCTTTGCAGGTGTGCAACCTAAGGGTGGAACTGCTCCCACCGTGAGACATGATAGTGGGCAGACTAAGACAGCAGCAGCTTCTAGCTTCACTTTCCGGGGGGAGTCCCCTAAAGACAGTGATCCTACTGGGACCTTTACCCTCGTGAACTTCCTTAAACACTACATGGGAGATACCCTCTTTGGTCAGGATGCAGGGAAGAGTGTGGATAGTGCATGAGCCTATGCCTGAGAAAGAGATGTTCTGGTTACGAGTTGTAATTGCTGTGCAATTCGGACTATTCATTGGATGGTTACTCTTCGGATGACTACAGGGGTGACAATACTGGGCGTACTCCTGTGGATAGCAACGTATGCAGGAGATGACCTCCAGTTCCTTAATCCAGAGGCGTGTATGTCACGGATGAAAGAAGTTATCCGCCGTGCTGCACAGAAGGCAGGCCAGCCTGTACGCCTCCCTCAAAAGGATGGTGGGTATCAGCCGAATACTGCAGTGATGGTGGAAGCCTATGCACTCCTTCAAGAGGAGATGGCTCAGCAGAAGTGGCACCCATGCACCTCGTTGAAACAATGAGACAGGATCTCAATGAGACTGAAACAGCTATGCTTGACACTGCTCGTCGTAAGCAGCCGCATAGGGTACAGGCTCTGGAAGCTGCGTTTGGTATGAGCCCTGGGAACAAGCATCATCTCCCAGTCTTCACCATCACGATAGGGGATGGGGAGACATATCGAAAGAACTTCGAGAAGATTGATTGGAGCGATGGACAAGAAGATTCTTGACTATGAGCCTCGTAGCTACCAGAAGAAGCTGCTCGATGCCCTAGAGTCTGGAGCCAAGCGAGCGGTCTGTGTCTGGCACCGAAGAGCCGGTAAGGATGTTACCGCCTGGTCCTGGCTAATTACGGAGGCCCTTCTGCGTCCTGGAGTCTACTACTACATCACCCCTACCTACGCTCAGGGGAAGAAGATCCTCTGGAATGGGATTGATGGTATGGGACGTAGGTTCCTCAGCTATGTGCCAGAGCAACAAATTATCACCTGTCACGAGACTGAGATGTACATGAAGCTCCGCACAATAGATGGGCGTGAGTCTCTCTTCCAGGTGATCGGGAGTGACAACATTGATAGCATCGTAGGTACTAACCCCCGTGTGTGTGTCTTCTCAGAGTATAGCCTCCAGTCCCCCCGTGGATGGGACTTCCTCCGTCCTATCCTACGAGAGAACAAGGGAGTCGCTATATTCCTCTACACACCCAGAGGCCGTAACCACGGCTGGAGGCTCTATGAGGACGGGAAAGCTGCTGGCTGGTATACCGATTTTAGGACTGTGCGGGATACTGTACGCGATGCTCCTTATGAGAAGGGCGGGTTCGTCATTACAGAGGACGAGATCGAGGAGGACTTACGAACTGGAATGGACCCCGATCTCATCCAGCAAGAGTATTACTGCTCGTTCCAAGGGGCCCAGGAAGGGGCATACTTTGGTTACTTGGTTGAGCAAGCCTACCGAGAGGAACGGATCACACTCGACCTCCCTGTCCTAGAGAAGGTCCCTGTACATACAGCCTGGGACATTGGTATGGATGATGAGACAGCCATATGGTTCTGGCAGCACCGTGGGGCTGGACAGGTCAACATGATTGACTACTGGGAGGGGAGGAACAAGTCACTCCAAGAGATCGTAAATGAGATATATCGTAAGCCTTATCTCTTTACAGGTAATCACAGCTTCCCGTGGGATATCGAGGTTCGAGAATGGGCGGGTGGACAGAAGCGTAAGGTCATTGCTAGGGATCTCTTGGGCAAGATTAAGGTCGCCCCGAAGCTACGCCCGGAAGATCGCATCGAGGCTGCACGTAGACACTTCCACAAGGTCTGGTTTCATAGAGACCGCTGTGCTCAGGGCCTCAGCGCACTCGCTGGTTATAAGCGCGAGAAGGATGAGAAAGCGAACACGTTTAAGAACATCCCTCTACACGACTGGGCCTGCCACGGAGCAGACGCTTTCCAGGTCCATGCCCTCACCTTCCGTCCTGAGCAGACTACACCTGTCCAGACTAGAGCTGTGGATGATTTTGATCCATTCACCTATGAGAAGCAATCCTCATATCAGTATGACCATGACCCTTATACAAAGGAGAAGGTAGGATGGGACCTCTAATACCAATTCTGAGTCCAATAGCTGGGCTATTCGGTGTGGGACAGGACAAACCTACCTTCCCTGCACCTCCCCCCATCAAAAACCTCGATGTAGCGGCTAAGGAGGAGGCTACGAAGAAGGCTGCTCGACGGGCAGCCGCCCAAGGTAGAGGCATCCGTGGGACGAAGAAGACTGGTGGACTAGGGGTAACGGAAGATACAGAGGTTACACGTTCCCTCCTTGGAGGAGGCTAATGGATATCCACATCCCTGACACATTCCTAGAGGACTTCATAGGACTGTGGAAGTACCGCAAGCACGGGTACTCAACTCAGTGGTGTGTCACCTTCTGCTCCCAGTCATGGTTCTACGATACGAACTATTACAGTATCCCCCAGGATGCTGTTGATGAGGCATACAAGCAATGGCAGGCTCTTAGGATGCCTACCGATAACCTGAATGAGATAAACGTATTCAAACATACGGGGAAGTCAGCATGAAGTGGGATAAGTGGGATAAAAAAGGCTTCATGTTCTCAGATGAGCGTAACATTGCCAGTAGTTATCATGATAACGTCACGACGAAGGAACTTTACACGTTGCTTGGTAATGCGGTGGAATTAAAACGGGTGAATGACCATCGTGGGACTGACTGGAGCCAAGAGAAACTTGATGAGATTATCCGCATAGCTATTGCATTACGAGAAGCTGGAGGTCAGGCCTAATGGCACATGAGATCGCAGAACGTCTCCTAAAGCGATACGAGCACATGGTCGAGCACCGCTCGCTCTGGGAGAAGGAGTGGGAGGACATAGCTGACTACGTGCTTCCCCGTAAGTCTTTTATGCTCAGGGGACTCACCACGGGGAGCCGTGTAGCTACCAAGCTGTATAGCTCAGCAGCTATCAAGGCTAACGAGGACCTAGCCTCCACCATCCAGGGGACACTCACGAATGCAGCCATACGCTGGTTCAAGCTGAGATTCCCCCTCATAGACCTCAATGATGATCCTTCTGCCTCTGAGTGGATAGAGACGGTATCCAATACCATGTTCGAGGCTATCCAGCAGTCCAACTTTGATGCTGCCCTTAATGAATCATACTTAGATATAGGAGCCTTCGGGACCGCCTGTACCTTCGTGGACTGGGACAACGAGCGGGATAAGCTACGGTTCAAGACTCTTACCATAGGTGGCTATGCTATCTCAGAGGACAAGGGTGAGCGTATAGACACAGTAGGCCGTAGGTTCAAGATGACTGCTAGGGCTATGAAGCAGAAGTGGAGTGAGGGAAAGCTCCCCGAGAACATCCTCAAGAGAATAGAGGCTAATCAGTTAGAGGAACAGTTCGAGGTCCTCCATATGGTAGGGCCCCGTGAGGATCACACTATTGACCCCCGTAGAGAACGGGTAGATCCACTACAGAGAAAGTGGGGAGAGTTCTATGTCGCAATCGACGGGAAAGTCATCCTCTCCGAAGGGGGCTTCCATGAGTTCCCTTATCTCGTCCCTCGCTGGTCTAAGAACTCAGGTGAGTTCTATGGTAGAGGACCTGGACACATTGCTCTCCCAGATATCAAAACTCTCAACAGAGCTAGACAGCTCAAGTTCAGACAGTGGGCCAAGACTATAGACCCTCCCATGCAGGCTCTTGAGGATGCTGCCATTGGGCAGATCCGTCTCGCTCCATCGTCCCTGAACTTCGTAAAGGAAAAGGATGCAATCACTCCCATTGAAACAGGTGGTAAGTTTGATGTTGCAAGAGTCAATGAGCTTGAGCTGGTACAGGCTATCAAAGAGGTATTCTTCTCTGACCTCGTTAATCTACCCCCCGTACAGGGGACTCCAATGTCTGCTACGGAGGCTGCCCAACGATTTGAACTGATGGAGAGGAAGCTAGGCCCTGTGGTAGGGAGGCTCAAATCAGAGATGTTGGAGCCTATGATTGACCGAGTATTCGGCTTAATGGCCCGTAAAGGGCTATTACCTCCCCCACCACCCCTAGTAATCCAGACCTTCCGGGAGGCTGGTACGGACCTCCAGGTGGAGTTTGAGGGACCCCTAGAGAGGGCACAGCGTATGTCCGATCTAGTGTCCGTGGAGAGGTTCTACGCTACGGTAGCTCCTATAGCTGCAGTAAGACCGGAGGTGCTAGATGTCCCTGACCACGATGCTATTACGAGGTTCGTTGCGAAGACCGTGGGCCTCCCTGCCCACTTCATCAATCCACCTGAGCTGGTCGAGGAGGCACGGCAAGCAAGAGCTGAGGCTGAGCAGGCCGCTATCCAGGCGGAGCAAGCCAAAACCCTAGCTGATGCTGCTAAGTCTGGGGCTCAGGCTGGGGCTACTCTAGCTGAATCTGGGATAGCTGAAGGGATCTAATGGACATTCCGTTAGCACCAGGCGGCGAACCGTGGTCACTCAAGTACGATGACCCCCATGAGCATTATTGGAGTGCTTGGGCTGGTATCTACCGTGGCGGTCACGAGATTTGCCTCCAATGTGGCATTTCAATACTTGAAGATTGGGAAATAAGGCATGGACTCCGATAGGCAGAAAGAACTCACGGATCTCCTAGTTAAGCGAGTAGAGGCTTATGGTGTTCTTGCTAATACTGGATCAGGTAAGCTCATCATGGAGGACCTTGAGATGGTCTGTCACGGGGCCCGTACCACATTTGTCGTAGGAGACCCTAACTACACTCTCTTCAATGAAGGTAAGCGATGGGTCTGGTTGTACATTCAAACCCGACTGAAGGCAGCAGGGTCGCCTGCACAGCTAGCTGCCCAAATAGAGTCAATGTTAGAAGAGTATGAAGAGGAGGAGTTCTAATGCCATTCGAGGACGTCACGACAACCCCGGCGGGGTCTGACGGTACCACGCAACAAGGTACCCCTCAGACTCCTCCTGATACAGGGACAACTTTAGGGACAACTCCAGCTCCAGAACTCACGTATGATGCCG